AACACCTCCCAACCGCATTCTGAGGCGGGGGTGTACGACTTCCACCTCAGTGACTTGCCAGTACACCCCCTGCCACTTGACGTAGCGGATGGCGAAGAAGTGCTCGTTTGCGTATGCGTCGGCGACGATTTCGATGGAATTGCCGACCGTCAGGTCGTTGTTGACCTGCTGGCCTTCCGGAGTCCGACGAGTGTTACGGACGATGTCACCGAAATATGTCTTGACGGTGATGACGTCTTCCCACACGCCGGACTCCGTTTCCACGGAATGCCCGTAGCCGACTTCTCCGTGGAACCGTGCCATGGCTACGTCAGGCCCGTTACGCGGACGGACGCTTGAACGTCCACTCGTCGTCGGCGTTGGTCGCGAAGAAGTAGCCGGAGGCCGGAACGGCAACGACCTTGAGCGACGCACCGGCGGCGAGGGCGCTCTGGGCACCGGCCGTCAGCGTGGCGTTGGTCGTGCCGTTCTTGTAGACGACACCGGTCTGGGCCGGGATGGTGACGACACCGGTGGCCTCGACGAAGGTCGGGTCAGTGATCGGGTCCACGAGGACGTCGGCGGAGGCGACCTTCTTGAGGATCAGGGCGGACTTGAGCTTGACCAGCGCACCGGAGATGCGGGTCTCGATCAGGTACTTGTACTGGTTGTAGTCGATGTCGAAGTCGTCGAAGAGGTTGACCTCCCCGCCCTTGTCGGCACCGATGTTGTAGTCGGCCAGGTTGACCATGATGCCGAGGAGGTCCTCTTCCTCCTCCATGACCTCGACCTCGACGATGTCGGCGACCATGAGGGCCGCGGCGAGCTCCGTCCGGGTGTTCCAGAGGCGACGACCCATCTGGTCCTTGGCGAGGAGCATCTCGACGACCGTCTGGTTGGTCGAGTAGAACGTCGGGAGGCCGGTTCCCTTGTAGTGCCGACGGGCGCGGAGGACGGCCTCGACGACCTCCTCGTAGGAGGAGCTGGCGTCGTTGATGTTGACGTTGACCGTGGTCGCGTAGACCTCGTGCTCGTGCAGGATGGATCGGATGCCGCTGCCCTCGGAGGCGCCCGCGGGGTCCTTGATCTTGTCCTCGCTGCCGACGTCGCGGCCGTCACCGATGAGGATGGCGCGGGCGAGCTCCTCCTCGAGCATCATGCGCATCTCGCCGCGGATCCAGGCGACCACGTCGAAGTCGGTGATGTCGACCATGTCGTCGCGGTCGAGCTTCTGCTTCTTGTAGACCGTGGTCGGAGAGGTGGAGCGCTTCGAGACACCGAACCACTCCTCCTTCTTGAAGTTGCCCTTGATGTAGCCCTTGGCACGGGCCTCGTCCATGGTGATGTCGGCCATGAGCGTCTTCACCCGGGCGAAGGGCGACCGGCGGACGGCGTTGAGCACGCCCGGGACCCACTCGGTCCGGCGCTTGTTGAACTCGGGGGTGTTGGTGAGGGACTTGGCGTCCGGGAACAGCGTCTCGATCGAGGTGATGCCGTGCTTGAGGGCATAGGCCTCGACACCCTTCTTCAGGGAGCCGCCGGAGTCCTCCGCGAGGGTGATGATCTCCTTGATGTCGGAGTGGGTGAGGGTGGTCTTGGAGCCGCCCTGGGGAGCGGTGTTCTGGTCGAAGACGTTGCGCGACATGGTGAGGTCGGCTCCTTCCTGGTGGGTGATCCCGCCGTCGGCGGACTTGTTGTCGTCGGTCGAAACGGCGGACTGCTTGGCCTCGTCCGAGCCGCCTTCGTTGCCGCTGTCCTTGAGGGTCGCGGCGGTGGCCTCGATGGCCTCGCCGACGGTGATGGCGACCGCGTCCTTCTGCTTGTCGGTCAGGGTGTCCAGGATGTCCTGGACGGTCTCCTTCTCCTCGTCGGTCTTGTTCTTGTCCGAGGAGTCGGCGTGCTTGAGGAGAGCGGTCTCGAACTCGAGGCCGGTGTGGATGACCGCCTCGTCCTCGAGATCCTCGGTGTACTGGCCGTGGCGGACGCTGACGTAGTCGATCACGGCCTCGGGGTTGGCACCGGCCATGACGAGGCTGACCTCGCGGATCTGACCGTGGACCACGAACTGGCCCTTCTTGGTCAGGTTGTTGGCGTAGATCGAGAGCGCCTTGATGTCGCCGTGGCGGACGAACTCCTTGGCGTTCTGGGCCTTGGAGGTGTTGTTGAAGTAGGCGTAGGCGTAGACACCGTCGGGACGGGCCTCGAGGACGGCGTGACCGAGGACGTTGTCCGGGTCGTTGTGCATGTGCTGCCAGACGAGGGGCACCTGCATCTTGTCCATGTGCTGGAAGGCGCCATTGGTGATGGTCACCCCGTCGGAGCACTTGAGACCAGCCTTGGTGGCCCAGCCGCTGAAGTCAGCTTCTCCCATTTTGACTGTCTCCTTCCTCTGTGGGAATCGGTGGTGGAACCGACGGTGGTGTCGGTGGTGTTGGCATGTTGCTGTTGACGAGCTGGTCCGCCTTCGGATCCTTGGACGGCTTGAAGCCGATCCCCTGTCGGATCTCGTTGGCGGAAAGGATCTCGTTCCGACTGAACTTGTCCGCGATCTCCGCGATCTGCTCCATGGGAACAAGTGCGAACGGATCACGGAAGTACATGATCGACTGACCCTGAGAACGAGCGGTCTTCGTCAGGAACGAACGCTTCATCGCCTCAGTGACGGCCTGAACGACCGGCTTGACCGTGCGATTGAAGTAACTGATCATGGCCTTCTCGTCGGCCGTCCCGTCCATGACTTCCTTGGTCAGACCGAGCTGCGTGTAGAGCTGTGCAGTCAGGTACTCGATCTGCTTGAGGAGGTTGTTCTCGACGGGTCGGTTCAGCTGTGTGATCTTCTCGGTTCCGTCTGTGTAAGCGATGCCGTACTGGCTTCCCTTGAGCTGGAACTCGAGTTCGGTGCGACGCTGTTCTGCCTGTTGGCGTCGAGCCTCGGACTTGATCACGTACGGAAGCTGGATGATCATGTCGAGCTTTCCAGAACTGGACTGCTCGTCAACCGAGTCCAACATGCTCAGCTTCCGGATGAGACGCTGGAGAGTGGAGTTCGGTTCGTTCATGACCGCGTAGAGAGGATTCTCGACGATGGCCGTCATCCGCTTCGGAACGGTGACTTGCTTACGTTCACCGTCTCGTTCGTCGTAGAGACTCACGGTGACGTGCTGAGGGTGCCATCCGACGACTTCGCCGACTCTGAGCGACTTGATGATGTAGCCGCTGGACACTTCGGGATCGATGTCCGTCTCGACAGGCACGATCGCCGCGACACCCTTTTCGAAGAGCGTCATAGCGATGTCCTGGCGGAACTGGAGAGCTCCCTGATCGAGATTGGGCTCGATAGTCAGACAATTCTGAAGCTCGCTGACCATGTCTCGAGAATACCGACCGTCTTCGTCGAGTCGGACGTGGCGGAGGTCGACACCCGCGGCGTCGATGCTGAGACGAGTGTAGATCGAGGAAATGATCGACCGCTCGTTGGTGTAGCTCAGCCGAGCCCTGGAAGGAGGGCCGTAGTAGCCGAGTCCGCGATCGTACGAGTGCAGCCCGTTGAGCTCTCCGTCCCTGAATACGTTCCAGCTGTGTTTCAGGCTGTCCTTTACCCGAGAAAGCAAACCTGGCATGGTTCACCCCCTTTCCTATTCGAACTGTTCCTTGTTGAGCTTGTAGGCCACGAAAGCGTCCATCATGGCAGCCACGTTGTCGATCTTGGCGTCGTGGCGCTTCTTCAAGAGCTTACGGTTGCCGTTGGTGTCCTCCATAGTGATGGAGTTTCCCATGGCGAAGGTCATGAGTTCCTGATCGAATATGAGCAGTTTCTCACCGGCAAGGGCCTTGAGTTCGCCGAGAGGAACCGATTCGGTCCGGGAACCCTGGATGACCTTCTCGATCCCGTAGGGACCGTTCTCTGCCTCCCACCGGGTGACGAATTCCTTGGCGTTGTAAGGGTCGTACCCGAACGAACGGACATCGTAATCTCGGGCCTGAATGAAGGCGTCGAGATCGTCGTAGACCTCCATCATGTCGAGGATGGTTCCCTCGAGAACGTGGAGACTTCCTTCGTCGATGAACTCTTCGTACTTCTGACGCATTGCCCCGGGGAGCTTATGAAGCGTCAAAGACGAGATGTAGCTCCGTGTCTTTACCCCGAACCCATCTCGCAATGGGAAGAGGAATGTGAACGCACAGAAGTCATCACCTTGAGAGAGGTCGGCCCCGAGAGAACAAGGCATACCGTCGAAGTTCGAACGACGATGGGGAAGAGTTTCCTCGTAGGTGAAGAAGTAGGTGAACCCCTCCATGGGGATCCCGAACCTCTTCGCCAGAATGTCGTTTCGAGTCGACGGAACCTTCTCGGCTCGTTCAACGTCGAGCTGGTAGGTCTCATACGTGATCGTCTTTCCGAGATTGGGGTTCGCCTTGAGCCAGGTCGAGGGATCCGCTACCTCAGTCAGTTCATCCAGCTTGTAGTGCCAGATCGAAATATGAGGAGCGTGGTACTCGCCCTTTAGGATGTCGGCGAGCTCCATCTTGATCGTGTCTCCGCTGCCGTTTCGCACAGTTCCCTCGGAGCTGATGGCCACGATAAGGTAGTCATCGAGCTTCGAGGCGCCCTGTTCGATCGCGCCGACTACGTCCTCACGGATGTCGCCGGAAAGCCATTCGTCAATGGTCGAGATCTTGGGGCGGAGACCCTGGAGCTTGTTCACCGACATAGGTCGGACTTCTAGCAATGAACCTGTCAAGAAGTTTTCGACACCCTTCTTAGTGGATGCCAACTTGACGCGGTTTGCCTTGGACCCTGTGGTGTTCTGAAGCGACCCCTCGGTGAGGAACTTGAAGAGAGGACCTCGACTACGGGTGATGGCCGTTCGAAACGGCGACATAACCTCGTCGGCCTGCTTCATGGTGGGAGCCGTGGTGATCTGGTGAGTCGTCGACGTGTCCACATTCAGGAAGTAGCTCTGAATGCACTCGGCATACATCGACTTAGCGGCACCTCGAGCAACGATGAGGTACTGCTTGGTTGTCAGCCTCTTCTTGATGGTCTTGGTGACGTAGTGCCCACTCTGACCGTCTTCCGAAGGCTCGTAGACGCTGCGGTCGACGAAGTAGTACCACCCGAATATCTGCTCGGCCCACAGCTTGAACGACGGCAGCAGAAAGAGATCGCTTCCATCGGTGAGCGTGAGTTCCTTTTCGCAGTAAAGGATGAACCCTTCGACGACCGCATCGTCATAGTAGATGTCCGGGTCGGCGATGAGCTTGTCGATCCGGTTCATCTCGAGATTGATCTCTCGATTGATCGGAATCTCGCCACGCATGACCGAATCCCGGAACTGACCGTAGTAGATCGGCGTTGCCGTGTTCGATAGTGCCATGGCGTTCCTTGCTCAGACGCCGATGACGGCTCGTCGGACGGCCGTGCCCGCCGGAGACTGGGCCAGGTTGTAGAGCGTCGTCCCAGCCTTGTAGAGCGTCGTACCCTTCTTCAAGTAGTCGGTGCCCCGGTCCAACTTCTGCTTGAGCGGGGTCGTCTCCTTCTTCTTGAGGGTGACGTACTGCTGCTCGAGGTTCATCCGGTTGACGACTTCCTGAAGCTCCTTGTTGCTCAGAGCCTTGGTTCCGCCGGACTTGATCGTCTTTTTGTGAGACTTGACGTTCTCGAAGTCGGCAGAGGGTTCGGGCTTCTTGCCTCCACCGGAACCACCGGAGTCGTCGCTCTTGCGGACGCCCCATCTCATGCCCTTGACGCCGTAGTGCGCGAGGACGTCGTCTACGGTGTCGTAACGACGGGCGGGTTCGGGTCGACCCATGACTCTCCTTCCCGATGGACGTTGAGGCGCCACTCGAGTTCTCGGATCTGCTCTTTGACGGCGTCGATTGCAAACGACGTCGAGGGCGGGTCGAACACGAGCCGGACCTTCTGGTAGATGTAGACCTTGACGAAGTACAGACGGCGGTCGTCACCGATGAAGGCGTCCCACGTGACCGTGTCGTCCTCGATGATGAAACCTTCCTCGGGTCCCAGACCGAGCTGGGTGAGAACCGAGAACGCTGCGTTGATGTTGATGGTGATGTCGAGATCGAAAGCCGTGTCAGTGGCCCCGACATTGAGCATCTTCTTCACGTCGTTGAGAATGCTGTCGGCCACGTGAGTAACCTCCTCTCATTTTGACGGTGACGGTTAGAAGAGGCGGTTGACTTCGCGCTGGACCGCCTTCGGGTCGTAACCCGCGGCCTTGAGCTTGCGGACACGGACTTCTCCGTCGCCCCAACCACCCTTTCCGGCGAAGATCTCCTGGGCGACCTGCGAGACGGTCTTCCGCTTCGGCGCCGCCGGAGAACCGAGCTGACGGTTGACCTCGGCCTGGACCTGGGCGTAGTCGTAACCCGCCTTCTGGAGACGGTGTCGCCGGTCGTCGCCGTTGCCCCACGCGCCCGCTCGGACCTCCTCGGCGACGATCTTGATCGACTTCTTCGGAGGGACGGAGACGTTGTTCTTCGGCTGGTAGAGGCCGTCGTTGAAGAGCACGTGGACGTGATCCATGTGGTTCTGCGTCGGGTCGCCGCGGTCCTCCATCTTGCGGACGACGCCGGGCTGGGTGACGGTCGAGGTGATGTGCTGCTGCCAGATGACGTGGCGGAGACGGAGGCGCCCGCGGTTGGTCCAGAGGTAGTTTCGGATCCAGTCGCCATGCGCCTTGCTCTTGACCATGAAGTCGAGGGCCCGGCCGCTGTGGTGCTCGGTGTTGGACGCGTTGCCGTCGTAGCCCCACATGTACCAGGGCGCGTGTCCGCCAGCCTTGGCGGCGTCGAACACTTCCTCGGCGATCAGAGACGTGGCGGGCGTGACACGGCCGAGCTTCTCGCTGACGTACTCGAAACTGGTCTTGTCGGTCATGGGGTTCTCCTTACCAGAGTTGCGTGTCGCCAGGCCTTCGAACGATCAGCTTCTGGGGAAGCAGCTTCTCGTCTCCGTAGTGAATGGCGTTGTGAGTTCGATGAGTGGTCGAGATCAGGAACTCGGGGTCGAGGATGCTGGAGTCTCCGGTCCGGATGTCAGCCACCGTCATCGGGTTGAGATGGTGGATGTAGATCCGGTCGTGAATCTCGTAGCCGTCCATACCCAAGTCGCAACCACGGTCCCTCGCGATGACTTGTTGGCGAATACGTCGCCACTGAGTCGACGTGTAGAACTGCTGGTTGATGTACCTGTCGAAACCGAACGTGGCCGCGCCGACAGTCCCTCGAAGGGCGAGATATCTGAAGCGCTCCTCGAACGAACGATGTCTGATCATCTCGGAATACGATCTACTCACCGTACTCGTCCTCGTCAAAGGTCGGGGCTTCGCGTCCGCTGTAAGTACTCATCGCACGGAGAGCCTCCTTGTAGAGCTCTTCCTGACGGGCCGTCGACTCCATGTGGTCCTTCTTGGCCTGGAGCAACTCCGTCTCGTATCGCATCTTCTGCTGTTCGAGACGTTCACGACTGGACCCGAGCTTGAGGTAGAACGTGATCACCTGAGCGGAAGCGGTACCTTCACGCATCTGCTTCTCGGCGAGATCGGAGGCCATGGAAATGAGTTGACTCTCGCGACCCTCAGGAGTTGTGGCCGCTCGTCGACGCTTCGTCGTCCGTTCGCCTGGGGTCTTCCGACGTTCAGGCACGGTTTACACCTCCTTTCATCAG